AGCGCCACCGGTCAGGCTCCCGCCAATACCTCCGAGTACCCCAGATAGGAGCCCCGTCTTGATGCCTTCACCAATGTCGCCGGTCTCAATAGCGCTACCGAGACCGGACCCGAGGGCGCCCGCAATGAGGGGGCTCAACGTACCGAGCATACCTGCACCGGCGGCGCCGGAGCCAAGCAGGCCGAGGAGTAGGGGCAATACCATGATGGAATCCTTGTGTCGGGTTTTGCAGATTATAGCACGGAGATACTGCGTTGTAACCCCATAGGTTAAAGTTGGATTTGGGCCACCGAAAGCAATATAGACGGCCCGTCAGGAGCAAAAGCGAGCCCCGTAGAGGCGGTGAGGTTGACGTCGGTGTCAGTGGCCGCCCACTTGAGTTCGATATACTCGCTAACCAGCAGCGGTAGTAGGTAGGTCACGGACATGTTGCGCGTGTCGCCGTTAGCCTTCAGTGTGTATGTCCGCGTCGTATTCGGTACGTCGGTGCCATTCTTGGATATCCAAAAATACAGCGTCTTCGATGATGCGCTCGATGACGTGAACTGAACCGACATATCTATCTGATAGAAGCCGGACTGTGCCACGAGGACGCGCGACGCCGGAGTGCCGATAGATACCCCGTTTGCCAATAGCGTCCCGCTGAGCGTGATTGGCGTCGCAGTGTTGGCCGTCGCCACGGTCTGACTGGCAGTAGAGTTGAACGCCCCGTAATCCAAGCCGATAGGTATCGTCGGGCGCACGATAATCTCGCCGTTTACGGCGTCGACCACAAGCACTGCGGCAATCACTACAACGGCCTGCGGGGCGGTAGGGCGCACTTTTGTAAACGCTCCGGCCGTAAGGGGCGATGCGTACAAGATATCCCCGGAGAGCCATACCTCGCCCTCATTCGTTCCCGTTGTATCGAGACCCCGCACCTTGCCGTAGACCGTGACCGGGCCCGTCGCACCGTCCACCATCTCGAAAGTCGTCACGCCGACAAAGTATAGTTCCGGCACAGACCCGTCCGCGATATAGGGGGCGACCTTGATCTCCCCGTTGACTCCGGTAAACCCTACGACGGTTCCGTCGGGGATCGTAACTCCGGTGTCGTTCGTCACCCGCATGAATGTCTCGAAGCCAATCTGCTGCGTCACGCCGTTGAGATGGGTCAAGTCGATGGTGTCTTCGGCGCTGTTGTACGACAGCTGGCCGGTGGCCACGTTTCCGGAGCTCGTGGTAAGCGTCAACGAGGTAGCCCGCTCGGGCCCCGGTACGGTCATCTGCTGGGCGAACAACGAAAATGCGCGAGTCACGTCGGCAAAGTAGGGCGCGGCGTACTGTGGCGGCGGCGTACCAAAGTAGGGTATGTTCAGATTCTTGGCCATGCTACCGCTTCCCGTCCGTACGCAAGTCCAGCCGCGGTACGCCGAGGCGCCAGCCAGTGTTTGTCTGGTTGGACTCTACCCGCAACGACAGGGCGCGTCCACGGATACGCACAAACGTCTGGTTCGTGAACTGCTCAACGGGCACCGTGGCCGTACGTGTGGTGTTTGTGGCGTCGTTGCTGAATAGCGGCCCGCCCGGGAAGTTCTTGGCCTTCAGCGTAAATGTCGCCGTCGGGGTGCCCGTAGACGTGCGGAACGTGATATCCGGTATCAGCCGGTGAGCAAACATGAACTGGTCGCCCTCGGCAATGTCCACAGCACTGGACTCGATATAGGCGTTGATCGCCGCCGGTGGGTTGGCGCTACCGTCGTTTAGCCCGAACTCGTGGTAGAATATGCACCCCGACGGGCACGCGGCCAGCGGATACAGGAAGGTGCCCCGGTCGATCCACGCCGTGCGCGACATAGACCCGTAGTACCAGATGTTCTGCGCGTAGTTATAGACCACGTAGCGGTTGTTCTCGGGGCTGCTGGCCGCGGGGTAGAACCACCATATCTCCGAGAATGCGGCGTTATGCCCGGCGGACACTTTCTCGATCTGCCCGAGGTTGATGTTTGAGAATACGAAGTCCTTCACCGCGCAGTCCATTTGCTGCACGCGGCCGTCATAGGCGTAGAACTCGCCGCGTCCCATCCAAAACACAGTGTCTCCGGCCGCCACTACGGCGTTTGGTCCGGCAACCGAGATGTTGGTCGACACTTCGCTCAACCCGAACGTAAACGGGGCCCCGATATACTGCATAGTGTGGGCCGAAATATCGGTTAGAATCAAGATTTGTTGTTTGGTCTGCACGGCGGCAACAATACCGCTACCCGACCCGATGCGGAGCTCACCCGCCGTTGTCGTCTCTCTAGCGCGCCACTCCAGTACGTTCTCCTGACTGGAGAACCGTATAGTCAGCGGGTCTTGTACGCCGGGATTAAACTCGGGATCACACCCAAACGCGATAAAGTGCCCGTCGCGCTCCGACACCATGACGCGCCGCGCCACTGTCGGCGCTGCCTGAGACCCCACGAGGCTGGCAATAGATACGCCGCGGGCCGCCACCCCGCTGGTGGCATCCCAATAATATACGCCGCCGTCGCGCACGTTGAAGAATAAGTCTTCGCCGTAGTTGTCTTGCGACCACATGCCTAGCTGCCCTGTCGCTACCGAGGTAGTAGAGCTGGAACCCCATGTTCCACGGGACCACGCACCGGTGCCCCACCCGGTACCGAACGTAACCGTACCGAGGCCGGGGTTGATCTGGTATGCCGCGATGGTGGCCGCACCGCCGTCACCCGTGTCGGACGCCGTGGCCGGGACGGCCACTTCGATCTCGTACGTGCTCGTGTCTACGATCCGGGTGATCTGGTGCTCGGTATTCAACACGTCAGCAGTGATATCGCCGCCAAGGCTTACCGCGTCCGTAAACGCAACGAAGGCGTTTACCTGCGCGCCGTGCAGCGTGTCGCTCACCATGAGGGTGATTGACCCTGTGGTGGCCGCAAACGTAGCGGCTCCGGCAGTGGTTGTCCGCCGGATGGGCGTGACGTCGACTGGTGCACCACCCTGCAGGATGTAGTATTTAAGGTTGGTACCAAAGCCCAGTAGCTGTTTGCCCGTTAGGGTAACCCACGGGTGTAGCGATCTGGCTACCCCGACGAAGGTCTGGCTATTAAACCCCGTCCACCCGCCGATAGTCTCGGGGAATGTGGCACGGAAACGTATCTTGTCACCGTCCGTCCAACCGCCTTCGTTCGCGAAGCTCGTGACTTCGCGGTTAATTCCGGGCGTGAACTGGAGGCGCGTTAAGGTCATGGCTTACTCCGGTCTGGTGGGCCAGTCGATATCTGCAGGGAACCCGGGCTGCACCGTAATATCTCTGAGTGCCTGCCGGTAGGTAGCCCATGCGGCTTGGTCGACGGGGGCGTCCGCTACCTGCGTCCAGTCGGAGTGCTGGAGCAGGGCGGCGCGTTGGGCGCGGGCGGTGGTGGCGAGGGCTGCAATGTCGGGTGCTGGCGCTGGCAATGTTGCATCGCCCAAGTCCAGAGTGGCGAACAGTACTGCCGTTTCAGCATCGTCCGCGCTGGCTGTCGTTGGTATCCATCCATAAACAGGGTGGTTAATCTCGCAATCAATGGTGCCGTATGCGTTATATGCAGGGTTTCTAAATTCCATTATGCTATCCTCAGAAAGACAGTGGTGTCATCGGGATTTGCCCCGCTAATATCAACATAACCCATGCAGCGCCAAGTGCCAGATGGGCTTGTTACTGGGGCTGTAATCGTGCCGCCAGCCGTTGCATACCTAAGCCCTGAACCAGCAGTGGTACCGCCCGGCGATATATCCGAAAATCCTGCACTTCTAAGAAGCGCGTAAGTGCCTATTTCACCAACGGATGCACCTGCGGTAGCAGTCAATACTTGTGAGGTTGTTGGTGCAGGCGGTGCAGGGATTGCCGCAATCGCCTGTTTGGTGCGCAGCGGGGTCATGAGTTTTGTGTTGTCTGTGCCCGCTTCGGCCTCCACCTGCGATGCGACGCCGGTAATCCCATCGAGGGTGTTCAGCTCCGTCGCCGTCGCCGTCACGCCGTCGAGGATGTTCAGCTCCGCAGTCGTTACCGTCGCGCCGTCGAGGATGTTCAGCTCCGCAGTCGTTACCGTCGCGCCGTCGAGGATGTTCAGCTCTGCCGCCGTAGCAGCGACGTCCGCCAGCACGAGAGTAACGCCGTCGAGGGTGTTCAGCTCTGCCGTGGTGAGCGTGGCACCGTCGAGGATGTTCAGCTCCGCAGTCGTGGCCGTGACGCCGTCGAGGATATTCAGCTCTGCCGTGCTGGCCGTGACGCCGGCGAGGATATTCAGATCGGCCGTCGTGGCCGTGACGCCGTCGAGAATGTTCAGTTCTGCCGTGCTCGCCGTCACACCGTCGAGGATGTTCAGTTCTGCCGTGCTCGCCGTCACGCCGTCAAGGATGTTCAGCTCCGAGGTCGTTACCGTCGCGCCATCAAGGATGTTCAACTCCGCCGCCGTGGCGGTGACACCCAGCGAGGTTAGGCTAGCAGCAAAGGTACCCGTGAAATCGACAACTGCCGCCCCGGTGCCTGTACCGTCCGCATATATAATCGCTCCATCGCCTGCGAGGAGCGTCACATCTCCGCCCGAGCCTTGGGTCAGTACGATGCTCTGTGCCGTAGTGTTGCGGACGAAGTATACCTTCTCGGCATCGTTCGGGGCGAGCGTGACGGTGTTTGTGCCGCTCGGCGACCCGCCAAATACGATCAGACTATACTGCCCATCAGACAGCGCGCCGTTCAGTGTGGTCAGGGTATGCGTGGTTCCCGCCAAAGACACGGCGCCAACGCCGTTGGTCAGGCGGTCTATGATCTGCATGTTGGCGTTTACGGTATCGCCCCAGACGCCGTCTTGTTCGCCGTCCGCTGGCAGTTCAAGCCCGCCGTTGCTCGTAAATAAACTTGGCATGGTAGGTCCTTACGCTGCGATGGGAGTCCAGATGTCACCCGCGCCGGGGTTCACCTCAGTCCAGTCTGTTATATCAGGAGTGGTGACATCCGTCCAGTCGTTGCCGGGATCGGGTTTGATCGGCCCCCACACGATAACTTGGCCGGTGCGGCCTGTGGCGGATACGCCGGTTACGGTCGCGATAGCGCCAATCGACACCTGCGCGGAGCCGACGGCGCCAGTGGCGGATACGCCCGTGACAAGAACATCGACGGAAGGGATAACCTGCGCAGTACCGGCTGCACCTGTGGCTGCCACGCCTGTGGCTACAGCAAGCGCGTCCGCCGCCACCGCAAGGGTGCCTGCTGCACCTGTAGCGGATACGCCCACTGCGACGGCGATAGCGTTGTCCACGACGACGACAACCGATCCGGGTTGACCTGTGGCGGCTACGCCCCCTGCGAGGGCCGCTGCACCCGCTACGACCGCAAGAGTACCAACTGCGCCGGTAGCGGCTACGCCTGTGACTGCAGCAAGCGCGTCCGCAGCCACCGCTAGGGTGCCTGCTGCACCTGTAGCGGATACGCCCTCGGTGGCCGCGATAGCGGTGCCCGTGACGACAACCGATCCGGGTTGACCTGTGGCGGCTACGCCTGTGGCTACAGCGAGCCCGTCCGCCGCCACCGCAATAGTACCAACTGCACCTGTGGCGGTTACGCCTGTGGCTGTAGCAAGGCCGTCCGCAGCCACCGCTAGGGTGCCTGCTGCACCTGTAGCGGATACGCCAACGGCGGCCG